TGTCTTTCCTTCCAATATCTCCCCGCAAAAGTCGACAATTCACCAAGACAGTCCGTTTCAATCCAGACCGGTCCAGAATTAACCCGATGGCTACTAAAAGAAAACCAAAGCTGGTGGGGGCTACTAAGCCAAGACTCCACAGCCCACTTCTTAAAGGTGAATCTCGTGGCCAAGAAGTAATCGAGTTTGCCGAGCGCATCGGACTCCCGCTTATGCCATGGCAACAGCTCATTGTTAAAGATTTTTTTACCGTTGGTAAAGATTCCAAGTTCGTAAGACGTACCGGCTTGCTTTTGGTTGCGAGACAGAGCGGGAAGAGCGCACTAGCTCGTATTATGTGCTTAGCCCACCTTTTTCTCTTTAAGAGTCCTAGAGTCTTGATTGCTTCGTCTAACCGAGCTATGGCGCTTGTCTCATTTCGAGAGATGGCTTACTTGATTGAAAACAATGCCTTTCTAGCTGCGCAAGTAAAAGCAATCCGTTATGCCAATGGCACGGAATCCATCGAGCTACTACCAGAGTTCGGCGGTGGTCGACTTGATGTAGTCGCGGCAACGGCTGACGGTTCCAGAGGCCGCACCAGTTCGTTCACATGGGGTGATGAGCTCCGCGAATGGTCGGATGAAGCCTTTACTGCAATTACTCCAACTACTAGAGCTACAGATGGCCAGACCTTTTGGACTACAAACGCCGGTGATGCTTTTAGTTTGCCGCTTAATTCTCTGCGCGAAAGAGCCCACGAGAATCCACCTAAGACATTTGGCTATTATGAGTACAGCGCTCCTCAGATGTATAAATTCGACCCTAAGAGCCCTAAGTTTTGGGAAGGTGTAGCGCAAGCAAATCCAGCTTTAGGATTAACAGTGTCAAAAGAAGCTATCGAGGAATCGCTATCGACTTCTTCCCATGAATCGATTATGACCGAGCTCTTATGCTGTTGGGTTTCGTCATTACAATCACCATTCCCACCAAATAGCATCGAAGATTGCTCAGACTCCAACTTAATCATCACGGAAGGCGGTTATACGGTCTTTGGCTTTGATGTATCGCCATCCAAGAGAAATGCAAGCCTATGCGCTGGCCAGATACTTCCCGATGGCCGGATAGGTGTAGGAATCTTGCAGAGTTGGGAATCTGCAGTCGCTATTGACGATTTAAAGGTAGCTGCAGACATTAAAGGCTGGGCCGATATCTATAGACCACGCCAAATCATGTTCGACAAGTACGCCACGCAATCAATCGCGGACCGGTTAGCCAATGCCGGCCAAGTAGTCGAAGATTGCAGCGGGCAGAATTTCTATCGTGCATGCGGAGACTTGCTCGATGCGGTGGTTAACCTTCGTATGATTCATAATGGCCAGAAAGAGCTACTAGACCAGTTTGCTAACGTTGCGGCTAAAGTTAACGATTCAGCGTGGAGAATCGTAAAAAGGAAATCCGCCGGCGATATTTCGGCACCGATTTCTATTGCCATGATTGTAAGCAAATTAATGCAACCACAACAGGTAGCGGCTATTTACACAGAATGACCTACCTGTAGTGTATAATTGCACTCTATGGGTCTCTTTTCGCGTAAGCAAACAGTAGAAGCGCAGTATGCTCCGCAAGTCATGGGCGAAAACATCTTTTCGCTTAACTCGGCAATCATGCCACGCATTACACGTAAAGAAGCGATGAGTGTACCTTCTGTAGCTCGCGCACGTAATCTTATCTGCGGTACAGTCGCATCAATTCCTCTTGAGTATTACAAAACTTCTACTGGCGAAGTAATCGCACCGCCACGTTGGATTAAACAGCTTTCAAAGTCTCAACCATCATTCATTACTATAAATTGGATTGTTGACTCGCTCCTCATGTATGGGGTCAGTTACCTTTTAATAAAAGAGCGGTATTCCGAAGACGGAAGACCAGCTTCATTTGAATGGGTTGCAAACAATCGAGTTACTTTTACTACAGATGTAGAAGGAATTATGATTGAGCAGTATTACGTAGATGCTTCTCCAATTTCTATGAACGATATTGTCACTATCCAAGGATTTGACGAAGGAATCTTAGAGCGCGGAGCCCGCACTATTCAGGCCGCTATCGATGTTGAACGCGCAGCTGCAACTAACTCCGCTAATCCTCAGCCAGCTGGATACCTTCGCAATAACGGCGCAGACCTTCCACCTAACGAAGTTGCAGGATTACTTTCAGCTTGGAAGCGTGGAGCGCAGACGAATTCAACTCGCTACCTTACTTCTACTCTAGAATATAACGCAGTAGCGTTTTCACCTAAAGACATGATGTACCAAGATGCAATTCGCTCACTTTCTACGCAAATTGCAAGACTTACAAACATTCCGGCTTACCTATTGTCTAGCGAAGACAATCAGAGCATGACTTACTCCAATGTCCAAGATGAGCGCAAGCAATTCTATGCGCTATCCATCGAGCCTTACATCCAGTGTATTTCCAGCCGACTTAGCATGGATGATATTTCTACAGCTGGACACGAAGTAAAATTTGCAGTTCAAGACACATTCTTAAAGCAAGACCCACTAACAGAATTAGCGGCAATTGAAAAGATGCTTGCTCTTGGTCTTATTACAACAGAGCAAGCAATGGAAATGACAGACCTAACACCTAACGGCAGCGAAGGAATGAGCTAAATGGAAAATCTAATTATCGAAGCATCTTCTATCGAATGTTCAGAAGAGCGCCGCGAAATCTCAGGCAAAATTGTGCCAATGGGTACAGGCGAAGTAGGACAAACAAACATGGGCGGCGTAGTATTCGAAGCCGGTTCTATTGATATTTCAGACGTTTCAAAGATTAAGCTGTTGTCGCAACATGACATGAAAAAACCTGTTGGAAGAATGATTGCTGCAGAAACTCGCGCAGATGGAATCTATGCGACATTCAAGCTAAGCCGCAGCCAAGCCGGTACAGAAAGTTTAATTCTTGCGCAAGAAGGCCTAGTTAGTGGCCTTAGCGTTGGAGCAGAAGTAATCGCATCAAAGCCATCACGTAATGGCCACATCGTAGTTTCAAGTGCGAAACTAAAAGAAGTTTCTTTAGTAACAGAGCCGGCGTTTAAGTCAGCTCAAGTGCTAGAGATTGCAGCTGAGGAAGTTATCCCAGCTGAACCAATCCAACCAGAAAGCGAGCCCGAAAAAGTGGAAGAAACCACAACTCCGGTAGAAGCTCCAGCAGTTGAAGCAGCGGCAGTAGAAGCGGCTCGCCCAACAGTTGCAGCAGCATTTACAGTAAGAGAGCGCACAGCGCCAATTACATCTGCGCAGTACCTTGGCGCATCAATCAAGGCAGCGATGGGAGATGACGAAGCACGCCGCACAGTTTTAGCAGCGGATGATTCTACTTCTACCAATACAGGTCTAACACTCCCAGCACATCTAAATATGTTTGACACTACAACATTCTCTGGCCGCCCAGCGTTTGATGCAGTAACACGTGCTGGTGTTGTACCTCAACTAAGCTTCACCATTCCTAAGATGGGAACTGCACCAACTACAGCTGTAACAGCTGAAGGCGCTGCACCATCTGAAACAGGAATGACATCAACATACGACACAGTTACAGCGTCTAAGTATTCAACACTTAACCGAGTGTCATTTGAATTGCTCGATTTTTCAAATCCTGCATTTGAGACACTTCTTCTTGATGAAATGCGTAAAGGCTATGAGAAGGCAACAGATAACGCACTTATCGCATACTTTACATCTGCAGGAACTCAGGCATCAGGCGTTGCAGCGACAGCGGCTGGTCTCCAGTCATTCATCGCAACACAGGGTCCAGCTGCATACAAGGCTACAGGCGGAGATTACGCTAACAAGCTCGTAGCATCTACAGACCAGTGGGCAGCAATCCTCGGATATGCAGATACAACAGGCCGCGCACTATTCACAGCTGAGCAGCCAATGAATGCTCAGGGTAACGCTTCTATCAACTCTGTTGTTGGCCGCGTACTTGGTGCAGACCTCGTAGTTGACCACAACATCGCAGTATCAGGAATCGTTGATGAGTCAGCATTCCTCGTTGCACCTAACTCAGTCTACGTATGGGAATCCCCTGTCACGAATTTGAGACTCAATGTCCTAACTTCGGGAGAAATCGAGATTAACATGTATGGCTATTTAGCAATTCACGCTAAGGCTGCAGGAGCTGGCATCCGCCGCTTCAACCTCTCATAATCTGAGAACCTAAGTCGCTTAGTGGGGGTGCCGGAGCCCTTGCACTCCCACTAAGTCTTTAGAAAGGATAACAATGTCAACTACAACAGTAGCCGAGCTAAGGTCTGCCCTTGGCGTAGGAACTTTGTACGCGGATAGCGTTTTGCAAGAAGTCTGCGATAGCGCAGATAACGTATTGTTGCCTTTTCTATGGAAAAATGACGTACCTATTATTGCTCATGGAAATACAGGAACTAAAGGCACTTTGTATTTTGACCAAGACATAAGAGATATTTTCTATGTTGGTCAATCGGTTGTAATTAGTAATGCAGGCCAAAAATATAATGGCACTAAAACAATTACTGCAGTTGGCGAAGATTCTTTTAGCATTACAACTACACACACTTCTGATAATCCTCGCCACGCTATCGCTCCATACGGTACAGCTGCAGCGGAAACTTATATCGATTACTCAATTATTCCAGCTGTTCAGACTGCCAGCCTTCTTATCGCGGAAGCAATCTGGCAAGCTCGTCAAGCTCCTAGCGGTCAGGGTATGTCGGTAGACGGATTTACTCCATCACCGTTCACAATGTCTAACACTCTAGTAGCGCGTGTGCGTGGGCTTATCGCTCCGTACCTTAGCCCTAACTCAATGGTCGGCTAATGGCAGCGATAACTACACTCCGCGCAACACTGGCTGCAGCTTTAGTAGATAACACTCTTTACTCTACCTTTAGCTTTCCACCAGCTACGCCTATTGCAAATAGTGTAGTCATCATCCCAGCGGACCCGTATTTGACTCCGAATAACAATCAATACAATTCTATTAGCCCAATGGCTAACTTTTCTATTTCTATCTTCGTGCCATTATTGGACAACGAAGGTAACTTAAATGGGATAGAGACAATGCTCGTAGCTGTATTTAATAAGCTCGCAAACTCTTCTCTTCACATGAACGTAGGAAGCGTAAGCGCTCCAAGCGTGTACGCATCCGCGACAGGCGATTTGCTTACATGTAATTTATCCGTAAGCATGTTAACAGAATGGAGCTAGACATGACCGATGCATCAAACGCGGCTTGGCTTGAACGAATCGGTCAAGTTAAGCCAGAAACAACTAAGCCAGCAACACCGACAAAGAAGGAAGAAGAATAATCATGGCACAATTTATTAATAACAAAGTCGGCGTAAAGCTCGGCTCTTCAGACCCTGCAAGCATTGACCTAAGCGCGTATTGCACGAGCTTTACTTTGACTCGCTCATTCGATGAAATTTCCGTCACAGCGATGGGTGACACCGGAGTCCGTCAGATTGCTGGACTAGAAACTTCAAGTTTGACAATCGAGTTTATCAACGACAACGCAAGCGCTGCAGTCCTACAGACTCTTAACACACTTCTAGGCACAAACGCTTACTTCAAAGTTGCAAATGATAAGTCTGCCGCTGGTTCAGCTGCAAACCCATTCTTTAGCGGCCTAGTGTTGATTAACAACATTACACCGATTAACGGCGCTGTAGGCGATTTGTCTACACAGTCTGTTACATTTAACGTATCCGGCGCAGTCACAAAGACAGAAACCGGCACTTTCTAATAACTAAACAAAGGGGCTAAAAATGGCAAAACTAGTAATCACAATGAAAGACGGAGTAGTACATGACGTGGAGATTACTCCACGACTTGAATACAACTTTGAGCAGCATGTAGGGATGGGCTTTCACAAAGCGCTCTTGGACCTACAGCGCCAGTCGGACATCTATTGGTTAGCTTTTGAAGGACTCCGCTTAGCGGGTGTACAGATAAAGCCAATGCCAGAATTTCTAGACATGATTACGAAAGTAGACGTGCTGGAATCTAACCCTTTGTAGTTAGGCGGGACTCCATAACATATATCGCAACTCGATTAAGTTATGAATATGGGGTCCCGCTTAACAGCATTATAGATTTACCGCCGGCAGCATTTAAGGCGCATATAGAATTACTTAACGATTTAGCAAGGGAGCGTACTAATGCCAACAGAAGTAGTAGGCGCAATCGCTCTTAGAAAAGCTTTAAATCAATACGCACCAGACTTAGCCAAAGAATTGACTAAAGAGCTAGGGGCAGTCTTAAAGCCTATCGTTTCCCAAGCTCGTGGATTCGTACCTACAGAATCACCTATGCGTGGCTGGAGAAGCGATAGCGGTAGGTCAATCACTGCGACTACTTCCATGTTTAGAACTGGCAAGTTTCCAGTCTACAACGCTGGAGAAATTCGCCGCGGGATTATCTATAAGACAACACCTTCAAAGCCTAACCGCGCAGGATTTGTTAACTCTGTTCGCATCCAGAATAAGACAGCCGCCGGAGCAATCTACGAAACAGCCGGCCGCAAGAATGGTCAGGGGCAAGACTGGGTAGGACCTAAAGCTAGTGGTAGGTCTAAAGGCGTTAGTCGCTCTGTTAATCCATACGCAGGAAACCAATTTATTTCTAACCTTGGAAACCTTTACGGACCATCCAGTAGAGGTAAGTCTAAGATGATGGGCCGCCTAATCTTTCGCGCTTGGGATAAAACTCAGGGCCGCGCCAATGCTGCAGTGTTTAAATCAATTGAAAACACTACCAAGAAATTTAATGAACGTACCCAAATTGTAGACATTAGGAGAGCGGCGTAATGAGTAATGTAGCAATCAATATTGCCGCGGAGTACACAGGCAAGCCAGCATTTAAAGAAGCCCAGAAGTCGGTTCAAACCCTAGAGAGAACAGTTAAGCGTTTCGCCGGTGGCCTAGGTATTGGCCTTGGGCTCAGCGCTGTAACAGCATTTGGTAAAGCTTCTGTTAAGGCTTTTGCTGCAGATGAAGCCGCAGCACTCAGACTTTCGGGAGCAGTTAATAATCTAGGTATTGCTTTTGCTAACCCTGCAATCGCTAAATATATCTCGGAGCTTGAAGCAACTTCGGCAGTCGCTGATGATGTTTTGAGACCGGCGTTTCAGAGTTTGCTTACCACCACCGGCTCATTGACTCAATCACAAAAGTTACTTGCCAATGCAATTACAATTAGCCGCGCAAAGGGTATTGATTTAGCCACCGTTTCACAGGACCTCGCCAACGGTTATGTAGGAATTACTCGTGGATTAAGAAAGTACAATACTGGCCTTACCCAGTCAGAGCTTAAAACTAAATCGTTTTCAGACATACTCGACATTTTACTTAAGCAATCAAGCGGCGCAGCTAACGCCTATCTTTCTACTACTTCTTTTAAATTTGACCTTTTAACTCTAGCTGTAGACAATGCTAAAGAAGCAATTGGCGAAGGCCTAGTAAATGCTTTAGCCCGCGCCGGCGGTGGCACAGAAGCCAGCGATGCAGTAAAGGCTATTGAAAACATCGCCAAAGCTGTTAACGCTGTTACGTTTGCAACTGGCACAGCTGTAGGTGGATTGACTAGCGTTTTTAACAACCTTAAAAATCTGCCTAAAAACATTTTCCAAGGCTTTGTAGGAAAGCAAGGTGGCATAAATCTAACACCACCTAAAAAGGCTAAAGACGAAACTCCTAGCAAGATTAAGCAAGAAAAAATACTTGCCAAGCTTGAGTCCGATGCACTTAAGCGAGCCAAGGCACTTGAGTTGCAACAAAAGAAGATTACAGAAGAGCAGCGTAAGCAAGCCGCACTTAAGAAACTTGATAAGGTCTTTGACCTAGACCAAGCAAACCTAATTGCAGCACTTAAGGGTAATCTTTCAGACGATGACCGCACCCGTGCTGAAGCTCAACTAGCCTTACTTAACGGCAACGAGCAAGTAGCGACTTCACTAACGAAAAAGATTCTGATGTCTCAGGATGCCACAGGCAATCTTTATCGTTTATGGCAGACCCTTCCTGATGCTCGCAACCCTTTTGAGTATCTCGATAAGTATTTAGAAATGCTAGGCAAGAAGGCAGCCGCTTTGTTGTCTCTTAACCCAAGCGCAGTCGGTGGCTTTGTTGGCACCACTGGACTAACTAACGCACAAATTGCAGCTAACCTAGCAGTCGGCGCAACTATCGCAGACCTAGAAAAGACAGCTTCTCCGTGGTTATTTGGTGGGCAATCTGCAGAATCTACAAAACCATTTATCCCATCTACAAACGTTGCGCCGATGGCTTCAGCTGGTTTTGGCACAAACTTTAGGCGAGCAGAAGAAGCATCTAACCAAAGCGGACCTATTCAAGTAGTAGTGCAAATTGACGGTAAAGCTATTGCCTCTTCTATGCAAAATGAATCTTTGTCTGGTGTACCGGCTGGCGTTAACCGCTCTTCTGGAATGTTCGGTGGCTAGTGGCACTCCCAGCCAATATTGCAGTCAGCTTCGACTTTAGCTCCGGAGCGACCTTCGGCACCGGATTTATTTTTGGTTCAGATAAGTACGGTGTAATTGGCACATCTCGCTTTGGCTCATCCGATGTAATTCTCCCAGTAGTAGACCTTACGCCTAACGTCTATCAGATTACTATTAACCGTGGCCGCAACATCCAGCGAGACACTTACGAAGCCGGCACCGCTGTAGTTCGAGTATTAGACCCAGATTCTAACTTTAACCCGCAATCCGTCACCAGTATTTACTACCCTTATTTAACTCCGCTTCGCAAGCTACGTATATCAGCTACCACCGACACTGGAGACAACTTTCTCTTTAGCGGTTATGTGACAGACTACAAATATTCTTACCCTACTAACCAAGAAACGGGTTATGTAGATATCTATTGCAGCGATGCTTTTAGACTTTTCCAGATGGCTAACATCTCTACGGTTGCAGATGCTACAGCCGGCCAAGATACTGGCACCAGAATAGGAAAGATTCTAGACCAAGTTTCCTTCCCTCTTTCCATGCGCACCGTGGCAACCGGAGCAAACACTTGCGTGGCCGACCCTGCAACGGTTCGCACTTCCCTAGATGCTTTGAAGAATGCTGAGTTCAGCGAAACCGGAGCTTTCTACATGGATGGCAGCGGCACAGCTGTATTTAAGAGCCGAGCCGAAGTTTCAAGTTCTTTGGCTACTGCACCTATTGAGTTCAATCAAACCGGCGGTATCCCGTACCAGAATATTAAGTACGCGTTCGATGACAAGCTCATTATTAATTCTTCGACTTTCACCCGTGTAGGCGGCAGCCCAATTACTGCGTTTGACCAGACTTCTATAGATAAGTATTTCCCGCATAGCATTACCCAAGATAATCTAATCGCTGAAACAGATGAGATAGTTACTAATATTGCTCGTGCTTATACCGCCACGCGTAAAGAAACCACTATCAGAATCGATGAACTCACCGTAGATTTGCTGGACCCTAACGTACCTACTAATACAATTATCGGCTTGCAATTCTTCGATAATTTAAAAATCACCAATACACAGCCCGATGGAAGTACCATAGTTAAAACCCTGCAGTGTCAGGGTCTTAGCTGGAATATCACACCCAACCGTATGACGGCAACGATAACCACGCTAGAGCCTATTCTCGATAGTTTCATAATCGGGAGCTCTACTTACGGTATAATCGGAGTCTCAACATTAAGCTACTAGGAGCATCATGGCCACATTCCCTGTAAATACTGGAGACGTGCTTACAGCCGCCACTTATAATTCCTTGCCGGTTTTCACGGTTGGGGCAGATAACACAGCGGATTACACAGCGGTGTTGACAGACCAGTACCAAGTGCTAGAGATTATGAATAAGGCAACAGCTATTGCCTTTAAGATTCCTACAAACGCTTCTGTAGCCTTTCCAATCGGTACCGTCATTACAGTGCTTAACCGTGGGGTAGGAGTCTGCACAATCAGCGCCGTTACTTCTGGCACTACTACAATTCTTTCAGCTGGTGCAGTTGCAGCGGCTCCAACGCTAGGACAATATAAGGCCGCGGCATGTTTGAAAGTGGCGACCGATACTTGGATTATTACTGGGGCTATTGGCTAATGCTTAATGGCATAGCAGCTTTACACGCGGGTGGGGTACCAGCTGAGACTAACAGTTATGAGTCAATTGCGACTGTAACCGTTGGCTCAGGTGGGTCTAGTTCGATTTCGTTCTCATCAATCCCAAGCACATTCAAGCACCTTCAGGTGCGCGGCATAAGCCGTTCAACTGATTCAGCCAATTACACTCAAACACAGTTGACAATCAATGGCGTTACAACTAACTACACGCTCCACCAATTATTTGGTGATGGTTCTGCCGCTAGTGCTTATGGCACAACAGGACAAAGCAGCACTCAGTTCGAGTCTGTAACTGCCGATACCGCAACAGCCAGCACTTACGGTGCAACCATTATTGACATTTTAGATTATTTGGATACAAACAAGTATAAGACATTCCGCATCTTGGCAGGTTTTGATGCTAACGGCTCAGGTCGCTTAGCGCTTTCATCAGGCATGACAACAGCAAACACAAACGCAGTAACATCAGTTACGCTTACACCGCGCTTTGGTAATTTTAAGCAATACAGCCAGTTCGCACTATACGGAATTAAGGGGTAATCATGGCAGCCGGTTCAACATACACCCCGATAGCGACTACAACGCTGGGAAGCGCAGCCGCTTCCTATACCTTCTCATCAATCCCAAGCACTTACACGGATTTGGTTCTTGTCATTAATCCTAATTCTTATGTAGAAAATATGAACTATCAGTTTAATGGTGACACGGGAACTAACTACTCAAACACATTTATTTTTGGTATTGGCTCGACAACTTATTCAACTCGTGGCACAAATAGAACAAGCATTTCAGGCACGATTTCAGGTGGTTGGGAGATAGTGAGATATAACATTATGAACTATGCAAACACCACTACCTATAAATCAGTATTAAATAGAATGGATGATGCGGCTTACGCCACAGGAGCAAATGCCGGAGTTTGGCGTTCAACCGCTGCAATCAATTCAATTAAGGTCAATGCCGGAAGCGGCAACCTACCTTCAGGAACAATGCTCACCCTCTACGGAATCGCGGCTGCATAATGCCTAATACATTTGAACTAATTGCATCATCTACCGCTGGAAGCGGTGGAGTATCCTCATTTACATTCTCGTCTATTCCTAGCACTTACACAGACCTAGTTGTTAAGTTGTCTGTTCGCTCGGTTGGTACATCAACCAACGCCATCTTGCTTCGTTTAAACGGAAGCACCTCAAGCGGAACTATTCAAGCTGTTGAAGGTACAGGCTCAACCGCTTATGCTTGGACAGATGCTAATTCATACGCTGGAAACATTCCAGCATCTAGCACTACAGCAAACACCTTCGCCAGCAATGAGGTCTATATTCCTAATTATGCCGGTTCAACTAATAAATCTTCATCAGTTGATTCAGTAACAGAAAACAACGCTACAGCGGCGTACGCAAGCCTACAGGCTAACCTTTGGTCTAACACCGCTGCGGTCACATCTATAACACTTGCACCTAATGGTTCAAACAATTTTGCAGAGTTCTCAACCGCCTACCTATATGGAGTCAAAAATGCCTAATAACCCAACACGAATCGAAATCAACTGCGAAACAGGCGTGGAGAGCATTATCGAGCTCACCGATGCTGAGGTTGCAGAGCTTACATATCAAGCAGAACTCGCAGCTGAAAAGAAGGCAGAAGCCGATGCAGCAAAGGCAGCGCAAGAAGTTAAGAAGCAAGAAGTATTGGCAAAGCTTGGCCTTACATCCGATGAAGTAGCTGCGCTACTGGCATGAGTGCCAGACTATGCAAGGCTGGAGAAACTCTAAGGGAGCAAGTAAATTCTTCGTTTAGAGACCGCGACAAGCGTAGCGATGGTTGGATTGCCGACCAACGTCATATCGCAGGTGGCGTTTCAGACCATATTCCTAAAGATGGCGTTGTCTTCGCAATTGACATTGACAGGGATTTACATGGAGTACCAAAGCCAGACACAATGCCTTATCTTGCGGACCAACTACGATTACTTGCCAAGTCTAAAAGAGACGGTGGCAGAATTGCCTACCTCATATTTGATGGCCTTATTGCCAGCCCGAAGAAGTCTTGGGCTTGGCGTAAATATATGGGGAGCAATCAGCACCGCCACCATTTACACTGCAGTTTTACGAGCAAGGGTGATAAAGATGGCTCGTTATTTAACATCCCACTACTCGAAGGAAAATAAATGAACATGAAGAATCCGGCTGTACTCGCTGTAGGCGCTTTCCTAGCTGCATGGGCTAGCACTAACTTTGACGTGGACTACCGCGCTATTCTCTGGGCTGTACTCTCCGGTGTCTTTGGATATGCGAGCCCGAAGAAATGAGCCAAGACGATTTCTTCACTCTTTACTTTGCAAGCTTGGCAATAGTAGGCGGCCTAGCTGGGTTTGTTATTACTCATTTACTGGCAGAAATTAAGCGACTCCATACGCGTGTCGATGAGATTTATAACATACTCCTAGATAGATAATAAAGCATGGCTAAGAAGAAGGTCATAGACCTAGACACTTACAACGCGTTAGACCAGTGGGCGATTACTCTCAACGAGATGTATAAAGCTTTGCGCAGAAGCGGCTTTGCTATTGATTTATCTCTAGCCATCATTACGGACCGAGATGCTTACCCAGATTGGATTCTCCCTAGCCTTCCTAATCGCATAGACAATATTCCCTACGATGATGAGGATGACGATTAAGCGAACCGTAGTAGTCCCAGACCTTCAGATTCCGTACCACGATGCGGTAGCTGTAAGAAATGTAACCGCGTTCATTAAAGCCTTTAAGCCAGACTCTGTTGTAATTCTTGGAGATGAACTGGACCTTCCTCAAATCTCAAAATGGGAAGAGAATAAAATGGGTTGGTTTGAGCAGACTCTAGACGAGGATAGAGAGCAAGCTATCGAGATTCTCTGGGGCCTTACAGAGCATGCCAAGGAAGCCCATATAACCCGTAGCAATCACACGGACCGTTTGTACAATGTAATCATGCGCAAGATTCCAGCTTTCTTGGCCTTGCCAGAGCTGCGCTATGAGAAATTTATGCGATTTGATGACATCGGCATCCAGTACCATAAAAAGCCATACCCCATCGCTAAAGGCTGGATAGCCATTCATGGAGACGAAGGCAGCATAAGCCCGCATGCCGGTATGACGGCGCTCACACATGCCCGCAAAATGGGGCTCAATGTAATCTGCGGACACACGCACAGAGCCGGCCAGAGTGCCTTTTCTGAGGCTTCTGGGGGCGTTTTAAGACGTGTTCATAGGGGAGTCGACAGTGGACACCTCATGGACCTCAAACAGGCTCACTATACCCGTGGGACCGCTAATTGGCAGCAATCCATACAAATCATTACAGAGGATGCCAAAGGCGTACAGATTGACCTAATCTACATAGAGAAAGATGGCACCTTCGCAGTGCATGGGAAGCGGTATGGCCGCAGCCGCTGAGATAGCTATTCCCTATTTCGAGGATGAAGACCCGTCTCAAATCGTTATCAATTCGTTATCAAATATGGGCCGAATCCTGTTGACATACGTCTAAATCTGAGTAATTTAAGACATGTAAGGCAATCCGAAACCCTTACAGAGATTAGGTTAAGAAAATGGCTACATTAACAGTAAGCAAGAAGCAGTACCGCGAAAACCTCAAGGCAGCTAAAAAAATCATCAAGGGTATTGATGTCTTGGTTGAAGGCGGCGAAGATTTTATCGATTTAGATAGAGCTATTGAAGCCGCTCAGTTACTAGAATTGGTGTCAACTAACCTACAGGGTTACATCAAAATGATTAAGGCAGGTGCGTAATGAGCGCCATGTCTAATCTTTATACAGAGATGGAGCTCGATTTCGAGCGACTATCTAATACATCAATGGCATGGTCCGAAGAGACTTGGGGAGACCAAGCTAAAGAAGGCCGATTTACCGGCACCGTTAATTTTGAACACCGTTACATCTATTGGTTCGAGCACTACGCAAATCTTATGGCAGCTCGTGCCATCCTTAAAGAGTTCGATATTGATTATTCAATCATGTTCGACAGCTATTCAGATACATGGGCTCTGACTAGTACCTATCAGTCAATCGAATGGAGAGCAGCATAATGAACATCTATCTATTAACCTTTATATCCGTGGTTAGCACCTTTGGAGCTGGCTACTATCTGGGCCTTTCAGATGGCAAAGTAGAAGGCCGCATCGAGACCTTTCAGGAAAACCGATGAACGCCAATGAACTCTTACAAAGCGCAAGCGACACCATCACTATCCGTAACCATACACACGGCGATATTGCAGACAACATGCGCCGAACAGGGATGCTCCTATCTGCGTATCTCGAAATACCAATCCACGACTATCAAGTCGCAATCATCATGCAGCTGGTCAAAATTAGCCGAACTCAAGAATCCCCATACTTGTTGGACCACTGGACCGACTTACTCGGTTATGGAGCTATCGCGGGAGAGCTCGCACTTAGAGAGGAACTTAACTAATGTTTAATCTATCCGAATATCAAACATGCGCAGAGCGCTTAGAACTATTTTGGAAGGACCATCCAGATGGCAGAGTTGACACTAAGCTTATTGAAGCGAGCACATCGCGCTTTATCGTACAGGCTTACATTTATCGTACTGAAGCTGACCAATACCCTTGGGCTTCTGGGCTCGCGGAAGAAACGGTACAGGGCCGCGGAGTCAACGCTACTAGTGCTCTCGAAAACTGCGAGACGAGCGCTTTGGCTAGAGCATTGGCTAATGCGGGATATTCTCCAAAAGGTGACTCTTCTAAGCGAGCGAGCCGCGAAGAGATGAGCAAGGTGCAAGCCATAAATGATGTAAAGGCCAAAGTTCAAGAAGTCAAAGCTAAGATGGCCGACACTTCGCAGCAATACGTACCAGTAGCAAAGGCGGATGACCCATGGACAACTTGGGAAGCGGCACCAGTAGTGACAATGGAGCAAGCGGTAGAGACGGTGAAGGATGTCCTTGGTGGCACTCCAGTAGACGAGAGTTGTATCCATGGTGCTCGCATTTGGAAGACAGGAACGACTAAAGCCGGCAAACAATGGGGCCACTGGAGATGTGTAAATCATGTCACCGGTGAAGCTGAGCGATGCGACCCAATCTGGTATGAAATAAAGAAGGATGGCAAATGGGGAAGACAGGAAAACCGTGGCTAGCCTTTCAGACTTTGACTTAGATTACACATTTGGTGCAGCTGGTGAATCATTAGTCCATGAGCTGTTAACCGGTGGTAAAACAGTTGAAGTAAAGCGAGACCGTAGATGGTGGGTTACTGGCAATATCTATGTAGAAGTAGAGTGCTGGTATAACAACTCTCAGACATGGGAAGCATCTGGGTTAACAATTACTAAAGCGGATTACTGGGCTTTTGTCCTAGAGTCTGGTGTAGTCATGGTCCCTACTAACCACGTCAAGTATGCAGTTAAAGTATTTGGCAGAGCAATTACTTGCAACATAGAGCCTAACTTCTCCAAAGGCTATCTAATCAAAGCCGAGGATTTACTTACAGCTATGAAGGAGTTAGATTAATGGGCCACATAGAATTCCTCAATCAAGATAACGAATGGGAGCGATTCCCTACCGAAGAAGAAGAAGCTAACTTAAGAGCTAATGCAGAAGCTTTAGAAGAGCTTGGCTATAAACTCATCTGCCAGATGTGCAACGCGATGCCAACCTATAAGCAAATCAAAGCTCGATGGCTACTCAAAGAATGGACATGCCAAGCATGCCATACAGTAAATTCCGCTGGCAGGGCATGACCTAATCCATGTCACGTCATCGGAAAGACCGCGGGCTAAGAACGGAGCGTGTAGTCATGGCGTA